CCATACGTGAGACGCAGGCGTACCTCCTGAAAGATTCAAGGAGACCCAGTAATTTCCTGAGCGTGCAAAAGTCAGAACATTTGCAGCGTACGTTACGTTCGCATTCGACGCGGGATCCAGAGCAGATCCGGCCAGCACATCACCATTCACTGGAATTGCATGATTAAAAGAAGATGCAACGGGAGGAGTTGAAAGTACATGGGACGGAGTCATCAACTCAACGTCGTACTCAACCCAGATCTTCCCCCATTTCACCGCACTACCATCGTGCGTACACACAAAGAGATTCCCAGAGTCGTATGTCTTGATATCCAAGTTGGCTGCCAGCGCACCGGCGCGCACAAACTTAGATGGTCCAAGAGCATGCAACGAATCAACCCGCAGAGGACAAGTAGTATACTCTGTCCAGGCGGCACAAGTCTTTGTGTCCACATTTTCGGAGGCCGAAACCTCGTCAGTAGGCGCAGAATCTGCTGCATCATAGTCAGGAGACATCATCAACTCACCCGAAGTGGTTGACCCGGTAATCGTGAAGTATTCAAACTTCAACGCATTGAACCGATAGCGTTCATATCCAATCGCTCGACCCGAAAGCCAAGGAAAGGTATTCGCCATTCCAGGATTCAACGGATAACTGGCCGCAACGGCAAAGTTATCAGAACCAGACACCGTACCCAGCAATTCTCTGTGTACGATACGCGTCCCTTTCGCACTCGACATTATCTTCGGTGCGGTACTGACCTGCTGCCTCTGATAGGCGGCAGCAACTGATACAGAGCGTCCGGGCACCTTCGACGGTCCCGAGATCGACTTCTGCTTCTTCTCTCCCTTTCGCATTGCCTTTTTACCGGGGGCATTCCGGGATTTCTTAGAATTCATATTGAGATTAATATTGGATACCTCACCTCCGTGAGCGACTGTACATCATCATGAACTAAGCGCGACACCGTGCAGTCTGTCGACATTTATGTTAATAGATCGCTATGCTAATCGTGATATCGGGCCCGTAGTCTTTACGTAGAACCATACCTTTATCCCAGTATGATAATCGCAACACACCACTAAAGCCAACCAACCCTTTCGCAGTCAACGTCTACTATTCAACTTAGTACGGAACTATTAAGCAACATACGCAAACTTATAGGTTACCCATTTCTTTGGGGATTCCGCAGTTCTATGTATATAGCACCGTTTTGGCATCTTAACATGATGACCCAATGGACACTTTTAACGCCACCATTTCTGGTACAACACGAACGTTGTTTCCGAGGCAGTTAATCTCATCTAAGCTTTGTCTACAGAACAAAGAACAATCAAACGGAGAATCAAGATCAAGGTCGACCCCGACTCTCAGATTATTATACTTCCGTTCATTTCTAGGCAACCGACAAACTTGTCTTGCCGGCTCATAAGCTCTTACTTTCTTCTCTGATACAGGAACCTCCTTATGAGAGAGTGCTTCCTTCCAGCGATGAACCACTTCACGATCTACATTACTTCCAGGACCGACAACCCATGCGGTTGATCGAAGGAGCTTAGGTAACATACTCTCCAAGTACATTACAGCATCCTCATTCTCCGGAATAGGACCATGAACAGGTCTACCATCGATAACCCAATCCTCGAGAACCGGACATATTTTTCCCAGTTTCTCGAGCGCAAGTTTGACTGCTTTAGGCATGTCAAAGATCTTTTCTCTGATCGCAACAACTGATCTATTTCTCATATAATAAGTTGCTGCCTTACGCTGCGCATATGAAACGCCAAATTTCCAATCCACCGATGGAATCATACCAAGACCGCCTACTTCTTTCTTGAGAAAGTAGTTCGGGGTATATCCATGAAATTTAGGGATTAGTTTCTCCAAAGATCGAAGATAAATTCGACGACACATGTCGCGGGATCGTTCATTTGGACAAGCCTCGATCAGAGCCCAGATAGCTGGTGCCTGAGAAAGAGTCTTGGTTATCTCGCCTCTCTTGACATTATGTCCAATAGAGACCGACAATGGTACATAGTTCACCTTACGACCTCTCGTCATATCAACGAAGATCGAATTAATAAGAGCCCACCTATGGCTTTCGTAGGTCTTGGCCTCATTAACAATCAAACCAACTGCGTCAGCGGCTTCTCGCCATCTCTGACCGTCCGACTTATCCCCTTTAAACAGGATATCGTCGCCATTTATAAGGACCCGTGACAACCGTTTATCACGTTTGTTGACAATTTGATATGTCCTCATAAATGTGGAAAGATTTATAATACAGAGCAATGGGAAAGACAGAGGATGCCCCATGAGCTGTCCCCTCGTTTGCTTGACAACATCGCCATCAGGATAATGAATATTGGCCCCTGTGAAGGAGCGCCAACAAAGCATACCCAATGGTGTGTCCGATAAACCGAGATTATAAAGAATCCTCGAGATACAAACGTTTGAAGCTGTCAAAGAAAGCGCGTCAGTCGCAGAGTCATAATCTCCACTAAAATATACTGAACCATCCTCTTTCCTTAACTTCAAAATCTTTTCAAGAACATCTTCCGTCATCGTACCATAAGGACACGATTTCCAAGCATTTATAAGAAAACGCTGAAACACACGAAGAGCAGAATATATCTTCTCCCTTCCGACAGTGATCACGCGAAACTTCCCTGGCTCAGGTATCGCCTGATACTTGACGTCATTTTCCAGTTTTGCGGCGTCTCTAATAAGACCGTCCTCAAAATCCTCAGAAAACTGAATTTGTTCACCCACACCCCTACACCCAAGATCGAATAATTTCCCTTCACCTAGTGTTGCGGAATGGTTCCCTCCATCTCCACGTGACGTCTCATAAGACGCAGACCACGTAGGAACACACATACCCTCTGGCTCATAACGAGTCCCATATGGTATCACTAGATCAACAGCATTCATAATCCAATTTTGAGCTGTTGAGTCGCACTCCTTAACGGAGCCTAATAACTTCTTGTGTTTATTCATACTTTCGTCTCTAAGTTCGTCGGCCATTTCTTGCCAACATCGCTTAGATTCGTATAGAGAACGAATAAATGCAGCCTCCGTAGATGCACTGCTACCCGATGCCAACATAAGAGTTGCTCGAGTAAGTAGAAGTTTACGCAGGTACCCTGAAAAAACCAGTAATGATCTGTCTGTTGTTTTTCCAGTCCCTAGAGCTAATAGTTGCTGAAAGTCGTTCTTCAATGACTTCTCCATCTTATTATCAATAGAGAGCCCCAAGATATCAACCCACAACTGTCGCCGCGACTTTTGTAATTTGCAAAAATTACCCTTACGAATTTTCGGAACGAAAGAATCGAAAATCTGTACGATAGCGCGATAAGCAGCCACCGCCCGTCCGATCTTACTCATCACCGTACTATACGTGTGACCGTCTTTCCAGAACTTTCGGGAAGACCGAGTAAGTGTTAATTTTGGACCATCCGGTGTTAACCAACCGGTTGTATAAGATATCTCATTAATCAGATTCATCCTATCGACGCATACGTCATAGTTTCTTTGCCCGTCACGAGACAGGTAAAGGAATTCTCTCTTATGCGAGAATTCGAGGCTGCGCCAATGTGCGCAAACCTTGAGGTCTAAAGGATTTTTAATATCGGTAACGTTCTCGTTATCG